TATCTGTTACGCCCGCTCCTTCCGGCGGTGGCGGCGGTGGCGGCGGCGGTGGTGGTAATAACAATAAACCACCCAAGAAACCAAATAGACCACCTAAGAAACAAGAACAACTGGACCAGCTTCTAAATGGATGTCAAAATTTAGGAGCAGCAGAAGCAGCCATTTTATGTGGTAAATAAATAAACCTATTCTTCATATTATAAATATCTAATAAAGACTAAAAAATGAAATTATTAAATCCCTTAGCACAGTCATTCTATGTTGAACATAGCAATGGGATGTTTGTGACTTCTGTAGATTTATTTTTTTACAATAAAGACGAAAACCTTCCAATTACTGTCCAGTTGAGGCCCATGGAATTGGGCCAACCTTCTAGAACAGTATATCCATTTGGAGAAGTTGTATTAGATCCGGCAGACATTAAAACAACAGATTTTGGAATAATTTCTACTAGAGTAACTTTTCCTTCTCCTGTTTATTTGGAAGGCAAAAAGTTTCATGCTCTCGTAATTTCTTCAAATTCTGAGAAATATTTTCTTTGGATATCTGAACTTGGACAAATTGACATATCTGCAGAAAACGAATCAATTATAGACAAACAACCCCTAAATGGAGGTTTGTTTAAATCTCAAAATGCTTCTAGTTGGGTAGAAGAACCATACCAAGATCTAAAGTTTACTCTTTATAGAGCAAACTTTACAGTCTCTGAAGGAGATGTGGATTTTTATAATCCATCATTAAAAGTAGGAAATGATCAAATTGCGACTTTAATTAGAAATCCTTTTGACATGGATTCTAAAAAAGTTAGATTAAGATTAGATAAAATAGTAACAGATACCGATCTAACCTTAGGAAACACAATTCTTCAAGATAATGAAAATGTTTTTGGAGACTATGTTGGTTTTGCAGGATCTGCATTTGGTTCTTTGAATATTGTTAATGGTGGAGTTGGATATGTGGGACCGGCAACTTACTTTGACCAAAATTTAGTTTCTGTGACGGGAACTGGGTTCAATGCAACTGCAGATATTGAAATTAACTCAGATGGTGTTGCAATTGGAGCATCAATAACATCTGGAGGAACGGGTTATGTTGTTGGAGATATTCTTACAGTAAATAATCTAGATGGAGATACTTTAGGAAGAAACTTAAGACTCTCTTTATCAGAGATTAATGGAACTAATGAAATTATAGTTGATAATGTACAGGGAGACTTTAACACTGGAGCAGGAAAAAGTATAAAGTATGTGAATAATTCTGGTAATACAGTTTTCTTAAATGGTGTCGGTGCTAATGTATTGGTACAAACTGATGGAATTACTACAATTGATGATGGTCTTCACATTAGAGTGAATCATAAAAACCACGGGATGCATTCATCAACTGATAGAGTTGAGTTATCAAATGTTTCTGGAGATGTCACTCCATATAGACTTAGTTTAGATTTCCCAAGAACTTCTACTGTTCAGATTGGATTAACATCAACATCAAATTATGAAATATTTGAAAACCTACCAGTCTCTGTAGCAAATCCTGGATATGTAAAAATTAATGGAGAAATAATATCATACACTGGTGTTACTTCAACAGAACTTACAGGAATAACTAGAGGGGTCGATTCAACCCAAATACAAAATCATTACAAGGATGATGTAGTTTTAAAGTATGAGTTGAATGGAATTTCTTTAAGAAGAATTAATAGAGTTCACTCTTTAGAAAGAGCAACTGTTCCAGACCCAATTGGTTTAGACTATTATACTGTTAAGATATTAATGGATGAGAATGGAGTAGATAGAACTGTCGGAACATCAAATCCTAAACTTTACATAAAAGAATCTAAATCTACTGGAGGAAATTATGCAAATGCTACTCAAAATATACAATATAGTTCTATAAGACCAGTAGTACAAACTTTATCTTTGACAGGAACTAATATAGTTTCTTCGGTAAGAACGGTATCTGGAAAGAGCATTGATGGTAACGAGTCTTCATTCCAAGATAAAGGTTTCCAAAATATAAGTTTAAATTCAAATAATTATTTTGATTCTCCAAGAGCAATATTCTCAGATCTAAATGAATCTGTTGGACTTAATAATATTCCAGGAGGAAAATCATTAAATCTTAACATGAAGTTATTTACTTCAGATAAATATGTCTCTCCAGTTGTGGACTTGGATAGAATTGCTATTATTTTAAGTTCAAATAGGGTTAATGAAAGAATATCAAATTATTCTACAGACAATAGAGTTTCTTCTCTATCTTTAGATCCTTCAGCGTTTACATATGCATCAAAAACAATTTCACTAGAAGTTCCGGCAACTTCCATAAAAGTACTTTGTACAGCATATGTAAATACTTTTAGCGACTTAAGGGCATTCTATGCAATACAAAATGATCCATTGGAAGAACCAATTTATGTTCCTTTCCCAGGTTTCAATAACCTCAACAACTTAGGACAAACTATAGACGAGTCTTTATCTGATGGTTCTCCCGACAGAAAGGTTTCAAAAGTAGACTTTTTAACAACAGAAAGTCCATTAGAAATTTTTAAAGAGTATGAATTTACAGAAAATAACATAGAAACCTTCAGATATTTTAGCATTAAACTTGTTGGAACATCTACAAATCAAGCATATCCACCCAGAATAAAAGATTTAAGAGTAATTGCTGTAGCATGATGAAGAGAGTTAAGGACAATGTAAACTTAATTAGAGACGAAAAAACAAATGCCATTTTGAATACAAATTATTCTGAATATCAAAATTATATGAACCTTAAAAAGAATAAGCAAAATGGCACAAAAAGAATAGAAACTATTGAAAATGAAATAAATTCAATTAAAGATAATATTGAAGAAATTAAATCTATGTTATCTTTATTGACAAATAATATTAAATAATAGATATTATAGGGAAACCGCCGGAAAGAATATGGCACAACCATCAACAAGAAAAGAACTAATAGAATACTGTAAAAGACAATTAGGTTCTCCTGTCCTAGAAATTAATGTTGCAGATGAGCAAATTGATGACCTTGTTGATGATGCAGTACAACTTTTTCAAGAAAGACATTTTGATGGCACAATACAAACATATTTAAAATATGAAATAACCCAGGATGATATTGATAGAGGCATAGCAAAAAAAGGTGGAGTTGGTATTGCAACAACATCTACCACTTCAACAACTGGAGTAAGTTTTGACTATTTTGAAAACAATAACTTTATCCAAATACCAGATCATGTTATAGGAATTAATAAAGTATTTAAGTTTGACGGAAATTATAATATTTCAAGCAATCTTTTTGGAATTAAATATCAATTATTTTTAAATGATGTGTATTATTGGAACTCAATTGATATTCTAACTTATTCTATGACAAAAACATATCTTGAAGACTTAGACTTTTTACTAACACCAGATAAGCAAATAAGATATAATAGAAGACAAGATAGATTATACTTAGACTTTGATTGGACAAATGTTACTGTAGGTCAGTTCTTAATAATAGACTGTCATAGAGCTTTAGATCCAACTGCATTTTCTGGTGTTTGGAACGATTCATTTTTAAAAAAATACCTAACATCTTTAATAAAAAGACAGTGGGGTATGAACTTAATTAAATTCCAGGGAGTAAAGCTTCCTGGAGGAATTGAATTTAATGGAAGACAAATATATGATGATGCTCAAAGAGAGATTGATATTTTGGTTGAAAGAATGACTTATGATAATGAAATTCCACCTTTAGATATGATTGGGTAATTAAGATGCTAAATCCATTTTTTCTTCAAGGTTCTAGTGGTGAGCAAAATCTTGTACAAGATTTAATAAATGAACAGATAAGAATGTATGGCATAGAAATATATTATATGCCAAGAAAATATTTAACTACAAATACTGTAATAAGAGAAGTTATAGAGTCTAAATTTGATGGTGCATACCCAATAGAGGCATACGTATCTTCATATGATGGTTATGGTGGACAAGGAACTTTGTTGTCAAAATTTGGAATTCAGGATATTGATGATTTGACTTTGGTAATTTCTAAAGAAAGGTTTGAAAACTATATTAGTCCATTATTGGAAGATCTTCCGGGAGTTGAATTAACTAAAAGACCAAAAGAGGGAGATTTAATTTATTTTCCTCTTGGAGATAGGGTTTTTGAAATAAAGTATGTTGAGCATGAAAGTCCATTCTACCAGTTACAAAAAAATTATGTTTATGAACTTAGATGCGAATTGTTCAGATATGGAGACGAAATTGTAGATACATCATTCGAAGAAATTGATGATAACTTTGTAGATCAAGCATATACAAGAACATTTACAATGGTTGGTGCAGGAGAAACTGCTTCCGCTATTGCAAGCGTAGTTAATGGGGGAGTTCAATATTTTACAGTAACCAATAGAGGAAGTGATTATACTTCATCTCCAAGTGTAACAGTATCTTCTTCACCATCTTCAGGAGGAAATGCTGTAGGAATAGCAACTTTATTATCTGGGATATTTAATTACTGTATAGTTGACAAAGAGAAATCAGTAGTTCAAGGAATTGAAGTTGCAAATTCTGGTTTTGGATATACTTCAAATCCCGCAGTTTCTCTTTTTGGCGGAGGTGGTTCTGGAGCTAAAGCAACTGCAACTATAGGAGACGGGGTTGTTGGTATTATAACAGTAACAAATGGAGGATCTGGGTACATAGTTCCTCCAACAGTAACGGTTGTTGGAATTGCTTCTACATCAGCAGAAGCTGTTGCTGTTCTTACCAATGGTTCTGTAACTTCAATAAGACTTAAAAATGCTGGTCTTGGATATACAGAAGCACCTACAATACAAATTTCAGATCCATATTTAGTTGGCGTAGGAACTTATAGATTTAATGAAGTTGTAATAGGATCTTCAAGTAGTACAACAGCTTATGTTGAATCCTGGAATGTAAATACGAAGCAATTAGAACTCAAAAACATTACAGGAGATTTTGTTTCTGGAGAAGTTATTATTGGACAAGAGTCTGGAGCAAATTACAAAATTACAAAAATAACTGTAGAGGATTTGGATGATGCTTATGCTCAAAACATAGATATAGAGCAAGAGGCAGACAAAATATTGGATTTCACAGAAAAAAATCCTTTTGGAACACCTTAAATAGTTAAATAATCAATAATATACAAAAAAAATATGTTTGAATATTTTTATAACGAAATAATTAGAAAAACTGTAATAGGTTTTGGAACATTATTTAATAGCATTACGATCAAAAGAAAAGATGGATCAGATAACATTTTTTCTATTGTAGAGGTTCCTATTGCTTATGGTCCAACACAGAAGTTTTTGGCTAGATTAGAACAGTCTCCAGATCTTAATAAACCAGTACAAATAACACTGCCAAGGTTATCTTTTGAGATGGTCGGATTGAATTATGACCCAACAAGAAAAGTAACTCCAATTCAAACTTTCATTTCAAAGAATAAAGACAATGCTTCTGATGTAAGAGTTACTTACATGCCAGTTCCATATAATGTTTCTTTTGAGTTGTCTATCATGACAAAAAGTAATGATGACATGCTTCAAATTGTTGAGCAAATATTACCATATTTTCAACCATCTTATAGTATAAGCATCGATTTAGTTGAGTTAATTGGAGAAAAAAGAGATATTCCAATTACTTTAGATAATATTAGTATGGATGATTCATACGAGGGTGACTTTACTAGTAGAAGAGCTTTAATTTATACTTTAAGGTTTACGGCAAAAACTTACATTTTTGGTCCAACTTCTGCAGATTCTTCAAAAGATATTGTCAAAAAAGTTTCTATTGGATATATTTCTGGAGATGTTGGATCAACTTCAACTAGAGATATTACGTATAGAACTGAACCAAAAGCAACCAAGAAGTATATTGATGAAGTTACAACAACAATTTCCGAAGATGTTACTTTAGATGCTACGGTATTTGAAGTTGCAGATTCTTCAACAATACCTAATAGTTCTTATATTACAATAGATACCGAAACATTATTTGTAAAATCTAAGTCAGGAAACAAACTTACTGTGACAAGAGGAGCTTATGGAACTCCAATATCTCTACATGTGTCCGGTTCTGACTTAAAGTTAATAACTGAAGCAGACAATTCTTTAGTGGAAGTTGGAGATGATTTTGGATTTAGTTCTAGCTTTTAATAAATATGAATAATAAATTTGAAAACTTGGATGAAACCTTTAATGTGGAAGAAACTATGACACCAGCAGTAGAAGTTGAAAGTATTAATGTAGATGGTTCAATAGACAAGTTTGAAAAAATATCAGATGATATCAAAAAAGATTATGAATATAGTAGAGGAAATCTATACTCTATTATAGAAAAGGGGCAAGAAGCACTTAATGGTGTTATAGAACTTGCCCAAGAAACTGAGATGCCAAGAGCATATGAAGTTGCTGGACAGTTAATTAAAAGCGTCTCTGACGCTACTGAAAAGTTAATTGACTTACAGAAAAAACTAAAAGATATTCAGTCTGAAGACAATAAGAAAGGTCCAACAAGTGTTACAAACAACGCACTATTCATAGGGTCTACAGCAGAACTTAGTAAATTGCTAAAGCAGCAAAAAGAAGAATCTGAATAAATAATAGAACGGAAAGGTTTACAGTATATAAATGAATAATCCATTAAAAGACCCCAAAAATCAAATTAAAAGATCTACGGGTGCGGGTGCTCTTACTCCAAATGCAGCAAAAGAGTTGGGACCAAAGGCAGTAGAACTTCAAAAGAAAAAAGCTGCTTCCGTAGATTTACCGAATGTAAAAAAAGAAGAGGTCATGCTTGTAGATAAAATTCTTCAAGAAATTGGAGAGGAAAAAAAGGGTCTTTGGGCAAATATTCATGCTAAGAGAAAGCGTGGAGAAAAACCAGCAAAACCTGGCGATAAAGATTATCCAAAGACTCTGAATGTTGAGGGTATTGAGCAGGCTAGAGATAATGTTGGTGCTGACAAGTGCTGGAAAGGTAAAAAACTTGGCACACCTAAAACTAAAATGAAGGGTGGAAAAGAAGTTCCAAACTGCGTTCCCGAAGAAGTAGTTGCAGAAACTTGTGGAACCAAAAAGCATGGTGGAGATGTTGGAAAGCCTGGAAAAAATAAAAACTATGTAAAAGAAATTGAAGAATCAGTAAGAATGCCAGCAAAAAGTGGAAACATTTATTATGTAATGGTTTCCTGGAGAGGAAAGGTTTATTCCTTGCAAATGTTCTTCCCATATACTGCTCGCCCTTCAAGACAAGATATTGAAAATGAAGTAAGAAAAGTATATCCAGATTGTAGAGTCACTTATTTTACAATGAGAGACTATGAGCCTGGTCAACCACTTCTTCAAGTTGAAGACTGGCAGAAAGTTAATAAGTCGGATAAAACTGACGGAATGAGTCCTGCCGCAGTCAAAGCATATCGCAGAGAGAATCCAGGTTCCAAACTTAAGACTGCCGTAACTGGAGATCCAAAACCAGGAAGCAAGGATTCCAAGCGCCGTAAGTCATTCTGCGCACGCTCTAAGGGTCAGCAAGACATGCATAACATTGATTGCTCATCCACACCAGATAAACCAGTCTGTAAAGCCCGCCGTCGTTGGAAGTGCTAGTATGAAAAATTTCAAAGAATTTTTATCCGAGTCTGTAAATGTTTCCGGAGATTTCAACGGAAACATTTATATAAATTCTCAACAAGAAAAAGAAAACTTTGGAGAAAGTTATACCGCAGATGTAATGTGGGAAGGCAATTTATATCGATTTGAAATGTTGAGTAAAAATGGCATTCCATCAAAGCAAAAAATTTCTGAAGAACTTCAGGGAGAATATCCAGGTGCTGTAGTTCATCAAGTTTATCCCTCAGAACAAAAAAATATTAACATAACGAGTAAAAGTAGATATCATCCTTCAAAATTAGAGTGGATTTGAGTTATGGCACAATGGAATAAAAATGAACAAGATTATTTAAATCAAGAGAGAAGTCTCTTTGAAGTTCACATGTGTGCCGATAAGTATGGTAATATTGGGGCTTGTGGTGGAGATACTCAATTTGATTTAAATGTTGCTGCTGGAATTACTACTCAAATAGCAAATGTCCACAAGTTTGGCGCAGTAGTTACTACATCAGCAACTTACGATACTGTTTGGTCTTTTGGTGGTCCATACACATTTCCATCTACAGCAGGAATCATTACAGCAACTTCTAGTTCTACTCAAGATAAATCTGGTGGAACAGGGGCAATTACAGTTAGACTTCAAGGTCTTGATGCAAACTATAACGAAGTAGAAGAAGATTTTATTTTAAATGGGACTGTTGGTGTTGCAGGAACTGTAGAATTCTTACGGACACACAGAGCATTTGTTCTTACTGGTAACAATGATAATAATAACGTAGGTGCCATTAACTTCACTCATAGTGTGGGAGTTACCTGTCAAATTGCCGCAGGAATGGGTCAATCTCAAGTTACTTTTTATACCATCCCAGCAGGTAAGAGTGGATACTTGAGATCATTTGCTGCAACAATGAATAAAAACCAGGAAAACACTGTTAGATTATTTCAGAAAAAACCTGACGGTGGAGTATTTAGACTTGCTAGCGAATTGAATCTATATAATAGTAACATGCATACTACTTACAGTATTCCACTTTACTTCACAGAAAAAACAGATATTGAAGTAAGAACCTATACTGGAAGCAATGCAACAGTTTCTTCAATGTTCGATTTATTAATTGTAGATAATGAGTGAAGTTTATCTTGGCAATCCTTTATTAAAAAAAGCAAATACGCAAATTGAATTTACGCAAGAACAAATTATAGAATTTGTAAAGTGTAAAGATGATCCAGTTTATTTTGCAAACAACTACATTAAGATCGTTTCTCTTGATGAAGGATTGACACAGTTCAAACCTTACGATTTCCAAGAGAAATTAATTAATAGATTCCATAAAAACAGATTTAATATCTGCAAGATGCCTAGACAGACTGGAAAGTCTACAACTGTGGTGTCTTACCTTCTTCATTATCTTATTTTTAATGATAGTGTAAACATTGGCATTCTGGCAAACAAAGCAGCAACTGCAAGAGAACTTCTTGGAAGACTTGCCACTGCTTATGAGAACTTGCCTAAGTGGATGCAACAGGGTATTATAGCATGGAACAGAGGTAACATTGAGTTAGAAAATGGATCAAAGATATTGGCTGCTTCTACGTCTGCAAGTGCTGTCCGAGGCATGTCATTCAATATCCTCTTTCTCGATGAGTTCGCTTTCGTTCCAAACCATATCGCAGATTCCTTCTTTGCATCTGTTTATCCTACTATTACTTCTGGTAAAAGCACAAAAGTCATAATGGTTTCTACCCCTCACGGGATGAACCATTTTTATAGGTATTGGCACGACGCTGAGAGGGGAAAAAATGAATATATTCCCACAGATGTCCATTGGTCAGAAGTTCCAGGAAGAGACTCTGCGTGGAAAGCACAAACTATTGCCAACACTTCAGAACAGCAGTTTAAGGTAGAGTTTGAGTGCGAATTCTTAGGATCTGTTGACACTTTGATTGCTCCTTCAAAGTTAAAATCTCTTGTGTTTACTGATCCATTAAAAAGAAATGCTGGACTAGACGTTTATGAAAATCCAAAGGAAAATCATGACTATGTTGTAACTGTTGACGTTGCCAGAGGAGTTAGCGAAGACTATTCAGCATTTGTCGTCATTGATATTACAGAGTTTCCTCATAGATTAGTTGCGAAGTATAGGAATAATGAAATTAAACCTATGATGTTTCCAAATATAATATATGAATTAGCAAAAAGTTATAATGGGGCATATATTCTTTGTGAAGTTAATGATATTGGAGATCAAGTAGCATCATTACTTCATTATGACTTGGAGTATCAAAATGTTTTGATGTGCTCCATGAGAGGAAGAGCGGGTCAGATTGTAGGTCAAGGGTTTTCTGGAAAGAAAACTCAACTTGGAGTCAAGATGTCTAAGACAGTTAAAAAGGTGGGGGCACTCAACTTAAAGACTATAATTGAAGAAGATAAACTTATATTCAATGACTATGAGATTATTTCTGAACTTACGACTTTTATTTCTAAGCACAACTCATTTGAAGCAGAAGATGGGTGCAATGATGACTTAGCAATGTGTTTAGTTATTTACGCTTGGTTAGTTGCTCAAGACTATTTTAAAGAACTTACTGATCAGGACATTAGAAAAAGATTATACGAAGAACAGAAAAATCAAATAGAGCAAGATATGTCTCCATTTGGATTTATTGTGGACGGATTAAATGACGGAGGTTCTTTTGTAGACGAAACTGGAGACAGGTGGTTTACAGATGAATATGGTGATATGTCCTATATGTGGGATTATCAATAATGGATCTGGGAGATCAATTTGAAACTGAACATTTGTATTTGACGGAAAGAACTTGTAAGAATTGTGGTGAGACTAAGGATTTGATAGATGGTTTTTATAAGATTAGAAGAAACAAATATAACTTATCTTCTTATTCATATGAATGTAAACATTGTACCATAAAAAGAATTACAAAGTCAAGAAAGAAGTCTTTTAAAACCAAAGACTTGTGGGAATATCCAGATTGGTAGTGTTCATGCATTGTTTCCGCAATTGAAACAATAGTTTTTAATAAATATTTTTAGGTAAATGAGAACTTAGGAGAAAAAAATGGCGACTCCTCAATTATCTCCCGGCGTACTTGTCAGGGAGGTTGATTTAACGGTAGGAAGAGCTAATAATGTTTTAGATAATATTGGTGCTATTGCTGGACCCTTCCCAGTTGGCCCTGTTGAGGAAGCGATTGACATCACTACTGAACAAGAACTTATCGACGTTTTCGGAAAGCCACTTGACCTTGATGGGCAGTACGAATATTGGATGAGTGCATCAAGTTTCCTTTCTTATGGTGGTGTTCTTAAAGTCGTCAGAGTTGATGACGCAGATTTAAAAAATGCAAACGTATTGACTGTTGGAACAGGAAGTACAACAGATCTTAAAATCAAAAACTTTGATGACTACAATGCAAATCATTCTGATGATATTGCATCATATATCTTTGCAGCAAAGAATCCTGGTTCTAAGTACAACGACCTTAAAGTAGCAGTCATTGACAACAGAGCAGATCAAATTGTAAATGTTGGAACTGCAGTAACTCAAGCAGTAGTTGGTTATGGTGTTTCAGTTGCACTTACAGACGAACCCTTATCGGGAGTTGGAGCAACATCATCCTTTACAGGATACTTAAAGGGAATTATCACTGGTGTAGGAACAGACACTATTGATGTTAAATTTACTTCCAGATTTAATACATCAACAAGTAAAGAAGAGTTTCCAGGTTATTCTGCTAGAGTTCAGACAGCATCTATTAGGCCTGGAAATACAGTTGCAATTAATAATGCAGGTTCTGCTGTTGTATCAGTTGCAGTTTCTACAGCAGAATCGGCAGTATCTGATTGGTATGATCAACAATTTATTTCCTTAGAGAATGGAAATATTTTGTGGAGTTCGATTGCACCAAAACCAGGAACCTCACAATATGCTGCAGATAGAAATTCTAAGAATGATGAAATTCATGTAGCGGTTATTGACGATACCGGAACTATAACTGGTATAAAAGGCAATCTTTTAGAGAAGTTTGTAGGATTGTCAAAAGCAACTGATTCAGTTTCTGCAATCAATTCTCCACAAAGAATTTGGTGGAAAGAATATCTTGCACAAAACTCCAAGTATCTTTATGTTGGAGATAATCCTTCTGATGATTCTTCACTGGTAGCACAAACAGGATTCTCTGCTGGATTTACAGCAGTTACTCTTTCCAGTGGACAGTGGAATAAAGAGACTCAAGATGTAACATTTAGTGCTCTCGGAAATAAAGTTTATAAGCTTACCGGAGGAAAAGATTATTCTTCTGGAACTCCTGGAACCACAGGAACAATGACAGCTGATCTTGGATCTTTGGCAACTGCATACGATTTATTTGGAAACAAAGATGAAATTGCAGTTGATTATTTAATCATGGGTCCTGGATTGGCGACCACAACAGCATCTGCATCTAAGGCATCTAAGCTTATCTCTATTGCAGAAAGTAGAAAAGACTGTGTAGCAGTAATTTCTCCACATAGATATAGCGTAGTATCCGAACCAGAACCAGGTTCTAGTGTTGCAAGATTCTTGACAACCAACGATCAAACAAAGAATATAATTAATTTCTTTGGAGAAATTGGAAATAGAAATTCTTCTTATGCAATTTTTGATAGTGGTTATAAGTATACTTTTGATAGATTTAATAATAGATTCCGTTATATTCCTTGCAATGCAGATGTTGCTGGTCTTTGCGTTAGAACATCAATTCAGTCTTATCCTTGGTTCTCACCTGCAGGACAACAAAGAGGAGTTCTGAATAATGCCATCAAGTTAGCATACAATCCAAACAAAGCTCAAAGAGATCAACTTTATCCTTTGGGAATTAATCCAATTGTAAATCAACCAGGATCTGGAATTTTACTCTTTGGAGACAAAACTGGATTAGCATATGCTTCGGCATTTGATAGAATTAATGTTAGAAGATTGTTCTTGACTGTTGAGCAAGCACTGCAAGATGCAGCAGAAGCACAACTCTTTGAGTTAAATGATCAAATCACCAGAGCAAACTTCGTAAACATTGTAGAACCATACTTACGTGATGTCAAAGCAAAGAGAGGAGTTTATGACTTCCTTGTAATTTGCGATGAGACCAATAACACACCAGATGTTATCGATAATAATGAGTTTAGAGCCGACATCTTCCTGAAGCCAACCAAGTCAATTAATTATGTAACACTGACATTTGTTGCTACTAGAACTGGAATTTCTTTTGAAGAAGTTGCTGGCAGAGTTTGATAGATTATTTAAAACTTTAAGGAGGATCTAAAAATGTCAACACTCAGAACGATTACAGGATTTAAAGAAAGACTTGCAGGTGGTGGTGCAAGATCTAATTTATTTGAGGTTTCGATTCCAAGTTTCCCAGCACCACTTCAAAATCTTTGGAGAACTGGGGCAGGAAATGAAATTGATACTTTCAAATTCCTTTGTAAAGCAGCAGCTCTTCCTGCATCAAACGTAGCATCCATTGATGTTCCTTTTAGAGGAAGAATTATGAAAGTTGCTGGTGATAGAACCTTTGATCCATGGACAGTAACAATCATCAACGATGAGGACTTCCAGTTAAGAACTGCTTTTGAACTGTGGATGAATTCTATCAGTAAGTTGGATAACAACACTGGTATTACAAATCCAACCAGTTATATGACTGATGCTTTTGTTTATCAGTTAGGTAGAGGTGCAAATCAAGGAAGATTCTCAGAATCAAATTCAGATATTGATAATGGAGATGCAATTCCACCTCTGAGAACTTATAAGTTCTATGATATTTTCCCAACTAATGTTTCTGAAATTGCTGTTTCTTATGACAGCTCCGATGAAATTCAGGAATTTACCGTAGAGTTCCAAGTTCAGTGGTGGTCAGCAGGTGAATCTGGTGATCAAACTAACACTGTTATTTCTTAATAAATAGTAGAGATAAAGAGTTTAATTAAATCATGGCAAGACTGTTTGGTTTTTCAATTGATGATGAGTCCAAAAAAAGTCCTACTATAGTCTCCCCCGTCCCCGAAAATAATGAGGACGGGGTTGATCATTATTTGACTAGTGGTTTTTTTGGTTCTTATGTAGATATTGAGGGTGTTTATAGGACAGAATTTGATCTAATTAAAAGATATAGGGAAATGGCACTTCACCCAGAGGTTGATAGTGCCATTGAAGATATTGTCAATGAGGCAATTGTTTCGGATACTAATGATGTTCCGGTTCAGATTGAGTTGTCAAATCTGAACGCTACTGACGGATTAAAGAAAAAAATTAGAGAAGAGTTTAATTATATTCTAGATCTTTTAGATTTTAATAAGAAATCACATGAGATTTATAGGAATTGGTATATTGATGGAAGACTATATTATCATAAGGTAATTGATTTTAAGAATCCGACAGAAGGAATTCAAGAATTGAGATATATTGACGCAATGAAAATGCGTTATGTAAGGCAAAAGAAGAAGTCAGATAAAGACAAATCTTTTGCTACAAGAGGAATTCAGGAAAATCCAATGGAGTATGATTTTCCAGAGATTGAAGAATATTTTATATACAATCCAAAGATGTCATATCCTGTTGGTCCTGTTGGGGGTCAGCAATCATCTTCTGGAAATAGTGGAATAAAAATTGCAAGAGATTCTATTGCATATTGCACTTCCGGTCTTGTAGATAGAAACAAAGGAATTACTCTTTCGTACTTAAATAAAGCAATTAAATCACTCAATCAACTGAGAATGATTGAGGACTCTTTGGTAATTTACAGATTGTCAAGAGCACCAGAACGTAGAATTTTCTATATTGATGTTGGTAATCTTCCAAAGGTAAAGGCAGAGCAATATCTCCGCGATGTTATGATGCGCTATCGTAACAAACTTGTATATGATGCAAGCACAGGAGAAATCCGTGATGATAAGAAATATATGAGTATGCTTGAAGATTTCTGGCTTCCAAGAAGGGAAGGTGGTAGAGGAACTGAAATCTCTACACTTCCAGGTGGTCAGAATCTTGGAGAGATTACTGATATTGAATATTTTAAGAAAAAGTTATATCGTTCACTGAACGTTCCCCCATCAAGAATGGATGGAGAAGGCGGTTTCAATCTTGGACGTTCTTCGGAAATTCTGAGAGACGAACTCAAATTCACCAAATTTGTTGGTCGTTTGAGAAAGAGATTCTCAAATATGTTTAGCGATATTCTCAAGACTCAATTAATTTTGAAGAATATTATTGCTCCCGATGATTGGGAAGAAATGGCACAACATATTCAGTATGATTTCCTCTATGACAACCACTTCTCAGAACTTAAAGATGCTGAACTTATGAATGAAAGGTTAAATCTTGCGGTCACTGCAGAACCTTATATTGGTAAGTACTATTCCCAAGATTATGTAAGAAGAAAGATTCTTCGCCAAACAGATGAAGAAATTATTGAACAGGATAAGATTATGAAGAAGGAGATTGAGGAAGGAATTATCCCAGATCCAAATGCTCCAGTTGATCCACAAACTGGTTTACCTATGGATCCTTCTATGGATTTAGGTCAACCCATAATGGAACCAGATTTGGAATCTGATGCAAAAGCAGTGCAAGCACCAGAAGGTGGAGAGATCTGATAAATAACTCAAGTTATATTTTAAATTTTTATGGATGATTTATTAAATATGATTATTGCGGATGAGAGTCCTTCTCAAGTGAGCGATAAGATTAAAGAAATTCTTTATGCAAAATCTGCCGAAAGAATTGATGCAGCAAGACCGACTGTTGCAAATTCTATGTTTGCTGATCAGGAAGTAGAGGAAAACTAAAAAATGCCTGCAGGATATACGAGACACGATATCAATAATCAGGTCGTTTCTCCTCAACCAATTTCTATAGCAACGACCATTTTTTCTGGAACTGAAGGATGGTCAACTATAACATATTATGATTTTAATGGCGACTATGTTGCATATGATTATAATAGTCCTGCGGGAATTGGCACAAGAACTCCAGCACCATATCAAAGATATAGATATGATCCAGTATCGGGAATAAATACGGTAGTTGCGGTAGATCCCTACCAAAGGCATGATGTTAACAATGATCCAGTTATCCTTTAAATAATAAATAAAATTAAAGAACTAATAAAAAAATGAAACTTATTAGAGAGGAGATCGAAAAGGTAGAGGTTATTACAGAGGGTGCTGGTAAATCAGCAAAACTGTATATCAAAGGACCTTTCCTTCAAGCAGAGTGCGTAAACAGAAATGGACGTATGTACCCTATGTCCATTATGGAAAGAGAAGTAAAAAGATATACTGAACAGTATGTTAATAAGGGTCGTGCTCTTGGAGAACTCGGACACCCCGATGGCCCAACAGTAAACCTGGATAGAGTTTCTCATAAGATTGTTGCACTTGAGCAAAAGGGCAACAACTTCATTGGAAAGGCACAGATTCTTTCAACCCCAATGGGTAAGATTGCAGAATCACTTCTGAAAGAAGGTGTTTGCCTTGGCGTTTCTTCTCGCGGTATTGGTTCTTTAACTTCAACCAAAGAAGGGTATAAGCAAGTTGGTGAAGACTTTATGTTAGCAACTGCTGCTGATATTGTTGCCGATCCATCTGCACCTGATGCATTTGTTCAGGGAATTATGGAAGGTAAAGAGTGGGTATGGGAAGGAGGTATTCTTCGCGAAAAGTATGCAGAGCAAACTCAAAAGAGAATAAATACCCTCGTTGATAAAAAGGCACTTGAGGAGCATAAAATCCAATTGTTCCAAGACTTTTTAGCAAATTTGTAATTTTATAAATAAATATAGATTAAAAATAGAGGTTAATCGGAGAGTTCAAATGTCTCGTGGAGATTTACAAGAAATGGAAGTAGGCACT